GAATCGCTACGTCGTAGCCTCTCTCCTTCGCGTCGCCTATTATTTTTTCTATAAATCGTTTTTCCATATCTATTAACACCAAAAACTATCCTCGTATATGTTATTAACTCTCTCTGTAGGCAGTTCTCTTCCGCCCGACTTCTGAATGCCGTATTCTATCTCCTGCCCGTACTCGCACTGTAGGACGGGAAGGTATCTCATGGCACAGGCATCAAGAATATCCATTGAGCGGGACTTGCCGAGCTTGGCGTTCATCTCCTTCTTTGAATAGAGACGCTTCTTGCCCGTCGGGGTCTCGTTGAACTGAACAACGCCGCACTCCTCGACAAACTCGTCAAGGAACGTAATATCCTCCTTTATATTCGGGTGGACGTATCTTTTATTTGCCACTTCGGGGCTGATATAGATTCTTCCGTCATTAATGGCAAGTACAAGACGCATGAATACCTCATCCTTCAACAACTGAAAGTCGCGACGATACTTGCCGCGGGGAGCGTAGCCCGATATATAGCACAGCGCATTGGGTATGTAATCAAGCATATACGGAGCGCGGTTGCCATCATATATAATATGATTGTCGGGAATGTTATGTCTTGCCGCCACACGCTGGATAAAGTCGGCGTTTTGTCGCGGCGTAGACTTTCCCAAGAACTCCGCTCCGATAATGGAGAATCCGTTCCATACAAGGCAGACGAGACGGTCTGTGCCGATGTCCGCCAAATCCACCGTTATCCACTTCACGCCATTTCCCTGCTCGTCGTTAAGGGAAACCCTGCGGGCGGCGGCAGGCTCGATTGGCATATCCAAGTCCTCGTCAAGGTCTACGTTCCAGCACTGCATCATGTTTGCCATGCGCTGCTTCTCACCCATAGCGGCGACAGAGCCTAAGTAGCCCGAATCATTGCCGATGAGCGCCTTGTTCTCTGAAAGCATACCCGTATAAAATGTGGTGCTCTTTATAAGGTCTTTATATGTATATTCGTCACCTTGTCCCTTTAGGATTGCGTCAATCTGCTTTTTGCATTTCTTGTAGACCTCTTCTTTGGTATCGCCGAAAATAACGTCATCTATCGTTTCTCCACTCACGAAGAAGTACCTTACTATACCTACTCTTTCAGGGATAGGGTAGCCTTGTGAATCCAAATACCAATCAACCCATTTCCTAAGCCAATGATTGCGCTTCGGGTTACACGTCAGTCGCATCTTGCCCGTCCACTTTGCCTGTGAACGAATACGGGACATTAGAAGTCTTATCGTAGACCACTCAAAACCAGTAGCTTCATCGATATAGGCAACGCTGACCTGCCACCCTCGAATACGTTCCAGCACTTTCTCTTCCGTTTGGTCTGCCATGTGCGTAAAATCCACGGTTGCACCACTTGGAAAAGTCATACGTGGGGAATCGGAAATTTTGAAAGTAGCGAATCCGCCATACAGTGCAACTGCCGTATCAAGTCCTCCTCCACTCGCCTTCGTATCGGAAATATTCTTACGAAGGAATACCATACGAAAATTAGGGTCGTCGGAGTGCGCCGCGGCAAGAAGAAGAGCGGCAAATGTCTTGCCGCATCCCATGCTTGAACCCGCCACGAGAAAGTCTACGTCGCTGGCGACGAACTTCTCCTGAAAGCCCGGATTACATTTCCATATCTTAGTTTTTTCTTCTGCTTCGCTCATTCGGGTAGTATTTTAAATCGTTTGAGAGCCATGTATGCTCTCTCTGATATACAATCTTTATATTTGTCCGCAAGGGCACGAATCTTCGGCTCCCGCACTTTTCTGTACGCTTCAAAGGCTTCCTCTATCGTGTTGAATGTTCCGATATGCGTCTTTCTTCCGATTGCGGCTGATGCGGCGATATACTTGTCTCCTCCCGTGCGGGCTTTCTGAACACCAACGGGCAGGCCGTTCATGCCTTTCAGCTTATTAATGGAGGCATTGATTTCTGCGGGCAGAAAGCAGACTGTTTCGGGAGAATATATCTTCTTCTTCAGTCCTAAGTCATAACAGAGCAAATCCTTATCAAGCTGATAGTCATCTCTTCCGCCGGGGTAATTCTCATCAAACCATTCCTTGAACTTTGAGAAGTATTTCCAGTCCTCGCATAACTCCACATCCTTATAATTCGGCTCCCTTCTTAGGGATTCCTCATTATAGAGCCTTTTAAGCAGGTGATGCCAATAGTTGTATGAGATGATGTGCTCTCCGTTTATCTTTACGGGGTATGGATAGTCATTGATTCCAACACCGAAAATCGGAGCCTTGCTGTTCTCTCTTGCACATTCCATGCAGCCGCAACCGCTAAGATGGCGTGCCGGTACTTGCTGGAAGTCGCCATGAACGGGGCAGGTAATGGTGACGGGTGTCACGCTGTTTACATACCTTACCTTGTCATAGTTATATTTATCGCCGTGCATTCCACGTGCCTTTTTAATAAACTCTTCGGTTGTCAGAAGGAGATTGCCGTTGCAGTATTTGCAGCCTCGTCCCGCCAAGTGGTCGCCGGCAAGCTGTTCAAAGTAATGTCCGTTAGGACACCATATCTTTACTTTTTTGTTTCCGGCTTTATATTGTACCTTATCATAACCATAATATCCGCCATGCACTTTCGTAGCACGTTCTATCCACTCGTTCTGTGTCATGCTTAGCGCCGCCGCTGTTGTGTCATATCCGCAGTACTTGCAGCCGAATCCTTTTATAAAGGCCGACGCATCCTTTGTTATATATCCGTGCTTGGGACATCGCACCGTAACCGGATTGCTATATCCTTTATATACTGTTTCGGAGAAGTCAAGTCTGTCGCCGAAGTTCTCTGAAACTCTTTTCCTAAATTCTTCCTCTGTGATTCTTGCCGGCATATTTCAAAATTTAAAAGTTACAGGCATATTAAAGAAAAACAAGGGAAGCAGTAAATATGCCAAAGAAACCTGCTTGTCGGAAGGAGTCGCGATTTCCTCCTATCCCTTTGAGGGCAAAGGTACCCAAAGGGAGTGTTTGGCTTAATTCTATTTTACCCTATTGATGTCACCCGTGACAATGTTTGACAATAATAATATGGAACCCGATTTCCCTCGTCTTTATTTTTGTGGCAGATAATTATAAAATTTTCACCAAATATGAAATTTACTCAAAACGAAGCGGCTAAAAAAATTAGCGCAATTCTGACAAGAGGCGGCAAAAAATGCTATCTCTCAGAGAGAACTATCAACGAGCAGTTAGATACCCTGATGAAGCTCTTGGTAAACGACGAGACAGAACTTGACGATTTCATCGCGCAGGTAGAGCCGATGTTTAAAACAAGCAACGGCAATGCGCAGAAAGACCAAGCGGATTTCGTTACGCAATGGAACACAGACCATCCCGATGTCAAACCAAATTCAAAGGAAGGTAGTGGAAACGGCGACGGAAACGGCGACGGAGGTAAAGGCGGCAGCGGAGCGCAGGAGCACCCTGAGTTCGAGGCTCTTCGCAAGCAGGTTGAAGCACTTACCGCACGACTTACCGCACAGGACAAGGAAAAGACACTCTTACAGAAGAAAAACGAGTTGATAGCAAAACTTACAGAAAAGGGTGTCAAGGACAAGGATTGGATTGATTCCTTCGTAGGGGAGATTTCTATTTCTGATGATTTTGATGTCGAGGCGAAGGCTGACACATACCTCAAACTCTACAATAAGGGAGTTGCGGGAGGCGGCGCCGGCGGCGGCACGACACCGAAAACACCGGGCGGTGGAAACAATGAAGAGACCGACACTCTGAAACTCGCTTCCGAAATGGCTAAGCGAAACAGAGAGGCGGCTGAACAACGATTTAAATAAAAATTAATATGGCTGAAATTACAAAAAATGCACTTGGTTATTTCGCAGGTCGTACCCTTGTAGCGCAGTCAAGCAAGATTGGCGGTTCCCGTCACGTGTTTGTCAAGCTGCAGGGCTTGCACAACGACCTCGTGTTCCCGACCTTGGGTGGCAAGGTCAAGAACCCGTTCAAGGGCACAGCTAAGGCTTTTGCCGGCGACCTTGTGTGGTATAAGACAGACGAGGATGGCTTGTCTCCTGACATCTACATTCTCAAGACCTATGAGGTTGTGTCTGCCGACGGAACTACCGTAAACATCGCACGCGACGGTTATCGTCACATTCCGTTTGCGGGTGATATTCTGACTATTGCACCGAAGGAGATTGGTGGCACAGGCGAGGCTCTGACAGTGGTTTCCGTAAAGAAGTCCGCTGTCGATGGCGCTGACGTATGGGCGCTGACACTTTCCGCTGCACCCGCAACCGCTCCCGCAGCAGGTGACGTGCTTGTAGAGGCTGACGAGAACGGTAAGATGCTCGTTGAGCAGATTAACGCCTGCCTGCCTTGCGACTACGACTTCACGTATTCTCCTGCCGCAGCTGACGGTGATGAGGACGATTTCGAGAGCGCACGCTACTTCCTTACTCCTGCTCTTGGCATCCGCGCTTACATCAAGAAGATGAGCGTATTGCCATCTTGTGTTCTTGCCCTTAACGAGGCTAAGGTGAATGGCTGGTTCGAGCGTCACGGTGTTATTGTTTAATCTTTAAAATACATTGAATTATGCCTAAATTTGATTTCAATAATAGCCGTTACGTTAAGATGTTCGAGGACTCTTTGGAGGGTAAGAGCATCATCAATTTCATTCTCTCTGACCCGAATATGCTCCGTGCCAACTACGACGCATG